TTGTAGCTGTACCAAGTAAATTCGTAGCTCCTCCCACACTTAATGCACCAGCTATACTGGCAGCACCTCCTATGGTAGTAGTCCCTCCAACTGTTAAATTACCTACCAATATCGAATTACCAGAGACACATACATCATCGTCAAATTCTGCTTTACCAACTACTGTCAGTGTACTTAGTAGATTAACTGCCCCTCCAACACTCAATGCACCAGCTATACTTGTAGCACCTCCTATGGTAGTTGTACCACCTACAGTTAAATTACCTACAAGTATAGAGTTTCCTGATATACAAACATCGTCATCAAACTCAGCTTTACCAACTATTGTAGCTGTTCCACCTACACCTAAGTTACCAGTAAGTGTCGTATTACCTGCTATTGTTACGGTACTTGCAAAGTGAGCAGCACCACCAACACTCAATGCACCAGCTATACTAACTGCTCCACCAATTGTGGTTGTCCCTCCAACAGTTAGATTACCGACAAGTATTGTATTTCCACTTACACAAACATCGTCATCAAACTCAGCTTTACCAACTATAGTTGCAGTACCACCAACTCCCAAGTTACCAGTAATAGTTGTATTACCTGCTACTGTTACATTACTTGCAAACGTAGCTACACCACCTACACCTAATGTTCCTGTAAGAGTTGTATTACCTGCTATTGTTACGGTACTTGCAAAGTGTGCTGCACCACCAACACTTAATGTACTGGCTAAACTAACAGCACCTGCAATTGTTGTAGTACCACCTACGGTTAAATTACCAACAAGAATAGTATTACCAGAAACACATACGTCATCATCAAACTCAGCTTTACCAGCTACAGTTACAGTGCCAAGTAAATTAGTAGCACCACCAACACTAAGAGCACCAGCAATACTAACTGCTCCTCCTATCGTAGTAGTACCCCCAACTGTTAAGTTACCTACAAGAATAGAGTTTCCTGATACACATACGTCATCATCAAATTCTGCCTTTCCTGCCACAGTTAATGTACTTAGTAGATTTACTGCACCTCCAACACTTAATGCACCTGCTATACTTGTAGCACCACCAATTGTAGTAGTACCTCCTACTGCTAAGTTACCAACTAAGACTGTATTACCAGATACACAAACATCATCGTCAAATTCTACTTTGGCAGCAAAGGTTGCAATACCTGTCTGTGCCAATGTTCCACCAAGAGATACATTACCTGCCACATCCAAAGTACTTCCTAATGTTGTTGCTCCTGATACACGAACCGTAGTAAGAAAACCTGAAGCTCCAGAAACAGTGGCTGTACTCAGGAAATTAACAGCACCTGTTACACTAAGAGTACCACCAATCGTAGCATTACCAGTAACACGTAAAGTTGAAACGGAAACATCTCCTGAAGCTGGAACATTCGTAAGATTTGATCCATCTCCATAGAAAGCACTAGCACAAACTTTTGCATTTGCAGCTTGTACATTTGTCCCTGCAATTGTTACAGTACTGGCAAAATTAGCAGCACCTCCTACACTTAATGCTCCTCCGATACTAGCAGCACCTACAACAGTTGCTGTTCCCCCTACAACTAAGTTACCTATAAGTATAGAGTTTCCACTAATACATACATCGTCATCAAATTCTGCTTTACCAGTTACGGTTAATGTACTTAATAAATTAGTAGCACCTCCTACACTTAAAGCACCAGCTATACTTGTAGCACCTCCTATAGTTGTAGTTCCACCTATATTAACATTTCCAGATACAGATACAGAATCTTTAAATGTACCTGCCCCTACTACAGTAACTGTACTTGCTAAATTAGTAGCTCCTCCAACACCTAATGTTCCAGTAAGTGTTGTATTACCAACAATAGTTACAGTACTTCCAAAAGTAGCTGCACCTCCAACACCTAATGTTCCTGTAAGAGTTGTATTACCTGCTATAGTTACAGTACTTGCAAAATGTGCTGCTCCTCCTACACTTAATGCACCAGCAATACTGACTGTACCACCTATTGTTGTAGTACCTCCAACTGTTAAATTACCTACGAGAATACTATTTCCACTTATACAAACATCGTCATCAAACTCAGCTTTCCCTGCTACGGTTAATGTACTTAATAGATTTGTAGCTCCTCCAATACTTACTGCACCCCCAATACTGGCTGCACCAACTATAGTTGTAGTTCCTCCTACAGCTAAATTACCTACAAGTACTGTATTTCCTGAAACACATACATCATCATCAAATTCTACCTTACTTACAAACTGAGAAGTTCCACTTACATATGCATTACCAACTACAGATATATTACCTACACATACATTACCACCTACACTGGCATTAACACCAGTAATATTTGATCCATCTCCATAATAAGCACTGGCACATACTCGTGCATTTGCAGCTTGTATACCAGTACCAACAATGGTAACTGTTCCTTCAATATTAAGATTACCACCTAAAGATGTATTACCTACAACGGATAAAGCTCCTCCTACACCAAGAGAATCTGCCATTGTAACGGCTCCAGCTATGGTGACTGTATTTGCCACATTCAATGTACTGGCAAGAGATACTGCACCTCCTACATTCAAAGTACTGGCAAGACTAGTTGCTCCTGCTACAGTTACAGTACCAAGTAGATTAGTAGCTCCACCTACAGAAAGAGCACCAGCAACACTGACGGCTCCTCCTATAGTAGTTGTTCCACCTATGTTAACATTACCAGATACAGATACATTTGTTTTAAATGTACCAGCACCTGAAACTGTTACGGTACTTGCAAAAGTAGCTGCACCTGTTCCTTTAAATGTACCACTTACGGATACATTACCAGCTACATCCAAGGTACTTCCCAGACTTACTGCACCTGTAATAGTTGTGGTTCCACCTACTGCAAGATTCCCTACAAGTATAGTATTACCACTTACACATACGTCATCGTCAAATTCTACTTTACTTACAAATTGAGAAGTTCCACTTACATAGGCATTTCCAACTACGGATATATTACCTACACATACATTCCCACCTACACTAGCATCAACTCCTGATAAATTAGATCCATCTCCATAAAAAGCAGAGGCACATACTTTAGCATTAGCTGCCTGTACATTTGCACCAGCTATGGTTACTGTACCAGCAATACTTACATTTCCAGATGCAGCTAAAGAACCTACAACATCCATTCTTCCAGTTGCTTTTACTGCATTCGTAGCAACCATAAAAGAAATATTAGTTCCATCTCCAGTTTGAAGTTGGGTAAGAGAAGCACTTACACCTCTATTAGCACTAACACCTAATTTTACGATCTGCTTATAGGTATCTGATATTTGTCTTCCAGTTAATGTACTCATATTGCTTGCCACCATCTATCTTCTGCATCCCAATTATTAGTAGCAGCTTCCCAATTAATTTGTCTGCCACCAGTATCAGGACGAGGGTTACGTATTATTGGATCATCTCTTACATCAGGAACCTTGTTTAAAGGACTATTCTTTAAATCATATGCTCCATCAAAATCTTGTGGGCATACCAGCATTCCATAACTATTTAATCTCATAACTCTATGTGGATACACAAATCCACATGTATCACACATTGCTAAAGCATTTTTATTACTTGCCATTTTATATTGGACTTAATCTAGGTTTTAAAAATAAGTTAGCTCTTTGTCGATCTTCTTCCAGTGCTCTCCCTAATAATTCTTCATAATTAGCTTTTAACATTCCTATACGATCTCCTTCTATACCGGGAGTCTTCATGGAAAGATAATAGGAAAGACCACAAGTAAGAGGAGGAAGAAATCTTTTTGGAAGATCTGCATTTTGTTCTGCTGATCTATTTACATCTTCCAATTCTCTTACTCCTTCTACATTAAGAATATCAGTTGTATTCTCAGGAATAGGCCATACCAGAATTGTAGGATTATCTCTATTTCTTTTTATGGTAAATTGACTTGGCCTTCCAGTTTGCTTCTTATTAGGAATAATTTGATATTCTTCAAAACTGATTCGTTGTAATTGTAAGTCAGTATCATCTCTTCGTAATACTACTTCCAATGCATCCAAAGTATCACTTGATAATGCATAGGAAGTAACACTTGTCGAAACTGTAACTAGTGTAGTATAGGTAGTCCAAAGAAGTATACCTCTGTTCTGCCAATCTTTCAACATTAGATTAATAGAACGACGAGCAGATGCAGGAGTATGACCAAGGGTTTGTTCACCCCCGATCATCTCCGTAGCCTCTTGGATCACCTCATCTATATCTAAGTTAAAGTTAAATGTTCCTGACGTTGCCATTTTAAACTATTTCTTTTTACCATGATTATGGTGATGTTCACCCATAAAGATACCAACAACACCTGTTACACCACATGCAAGCATAGCAACAGTCTGCCACGGACCGATTGGTGAAATAAGACCAATCATGGCAAGAATAGCTGCCATTGCTGCATACGATGAAGGCTCTTTAAATCTACATATAATATGATTCATGTTTTTCTCCTTCTACTTTTTGTTTTCTTTTTAACTTTTGTGTCATACTTATTCTTCCACTCATCATAAATCTTACGTTTATTTTTTTTAAGATACTTCTTTTGTTTCTCAGATTTAAAAGGCACACTACTTTACATGAATATTTGGAACACTCATGTCCTCTGTCTTGAATGATTTCCCCTTTTCATAACTTTCATTTGTTACGACAGGATGGGGTGTTCCTACAACATCTGGTCCTTTTCTGGCTGCACCATAGCCTTGCCCTGTAGGTTTCCCATTGATCTTTTCCAGATCAGGGGGATTTTTTAATAATGTATGTGGTCCCATTTCATTCTCCTTTACTAAACTTTTCCACCAGCTTTGTAACCAACCATGATCTTCTTACCTCTCTTACGAGAAACAGTTCCTCCACGTTTATTACCTTTACGTTTTCTACGTCTTTCTTCTTGTATATCTTGTAAAGCCTGATCTTCTGCTTCTTTATGTCCTTGGAGATTATCAGCATCCCATTCTTCAGCAAGTTCTTTTAGTAGCTTTTCAATATTCCAATCAGCCATACTCTATCTCCTACTAATCATAAAATTGGGAAACTTCAAGGTTTCCACCCTTCCAACGAGAT